TGAATATTCCTGTTAAATCTTTCGGCTTCTGAATCTTACCAAGAAGCTCACCCAATACATAGTAACGTACAGCATCTATTCCGTGATTGTCATGGTCTTCCGGTTCGTTGATATAGTTCCCATCCTTATCCTTTGCCCAGACATAATTTCTGTACTCCCTTTGAAGGTTATAAGAACGCTTGGTTATGTAAATATCCATTCCCTGCATCTTGTCAATACCGGCATTGATAGAGCCTTGCCCTTTCTCTACCGGGTAAATCTTGATACCTCCGTTATGGATTTCCTGAATAAGTCGTGGGTCTGCACTGTCAGCTATCACCTTTAGATTCCACGGACGGAGAGTCTTAATTATATCCCCAGATAGTAAACCTGTACGGTAATCCACTTCGTCCAAATATAGCGCATTGTCTATGATTCCACATCGGATAGCTGCTGTAGGGTCGTTAGTATAACCAAAATCCAGCCCAATTCCGACCCTCTTACACCACATCGGGAACTCATCCACAATACCCCATTTCTTGAACACAGCACCCTCAGCCACATCAGCCCAACGACCGATAACCACATGAGCATATTTCTCCAGGTTCTTCTCCTTCATATCTTCCACCTCTTTCAGGAACTCAGGAGAAAGGTTATCCAAATTATCAAAATACGTAGTATGGATATGGAGCACATTCGGATGAGTGGAAACCTGTACTTGTACTCCGTCAATCTCTACCAGTTTATGAGTATTTTCGATGTATTTTTTATAGATGAAGTGATTGGAATCGCAGGGGTTCATAATTATTATAATCCGGTTCTGAATTCCTTTCTTACGGATAGAAAGCATAATCTTGTCGAACTCTTCCTCACTGGTCCACTCTTCCGCTTCATCGCAGACGAAAGTCGTAATGCCTTGAATGGATTTCAGTTTTGCTGTCTGGTTCCCGGAAGAAGTCTTGATACCCCGGAACATGATACGGCTCTTAGTCATCTTATTGACTATATCCGTCTTTGTGGTCTTGAAATATTTCGTGGTACCGTCCAAATCTATCTTCTCCATCATTTCGGGGATGATAGAGATACCGGCAGAAACCATCGTGTAACGGGTGTAAAGAATCTGATGAACTATCTTCTCTACGGGAGTCATTTCGAATGTCAGCCGTTCTATGAAGGTAGAAGCATTGAAAGACTTTCCGCTACCACGCCCACCGGTGATAAGAATTATAAATTTTTCCTTATCCTCATATAATGGATGGTAAATTTCTTGAGGTACTATCATTTCAGCTTGTCTTTAATCCAAGAATCAATGTTGATGCCATGCTCTATATCTGTTGGAATATCAGCGTCTTCATCTTGTTTGCGCTCAATCTTTCTCCAATCTTCATCATGGTGGTACAGCCAAACGGACATTGCTTGCAAATTAGGAGCCAACTCGCTTTCGCTTACTTGTAATTCATCTTCGCCCGTCAAATTCCCTTCTGAATCACGGAGCTTTCTTACCACGGTGCTTTTGGTTTTTATGCCACCGAGAGCCATTGCAAGGAATTTAGCCCTTACAGTGGCATTGATTGTC